GAACGAGAAAGAAATCGTCCACAGATAATCAAACTATCGTATGCCCTTGAAGTAATATGAGGTGCTCGGAAATGTTTGAAGTAATTGAATAGGAGGATCACTATGACTATAGCCCATAAACCCCCAAGTGATATTGATTATAAAAGATTCAACATGTACTTCAGCAAACCTTTAAACTTTATTCTTAAAGAATACAATGATGGACGTTTGTTCATCAAAAACTTTTTGACGTTACATGACGATGGCGTCAAAGAAGTGACCAATTACGAGTACGATCATCAATATGAACGTACGAATGAGGGCTGTTTTAATGACGGTTCTTATAAAATAAATGAATCCAAACGCGCGTTCATGCGTGGTACGACTGCATCACTTTGCACCGGCACAATTTTAGGTGGTGAACAACAGTTTGTGTTGGCTGGTCGTAAGCAGTCAATCTTTGGATTAAACAGGGAGTGTATATCTAGGGACGGATTCCCCAATTCTACTTTAGTTGCTAAATATTTGCGTGAAACAGCACCTAGCACTGAGATCAAAGAGCAGAGAATCAATCTCTACGAAGATACAATTCTAGCTGACGACTTTTATGACAATGCTACCAGTTTAATCGTTGTATTACTCATGAAATTACAAAAGTTAAGAATGTATAAGCGCATGGCTAAACATGCACATGTGATACACATTGACGTAACTACTGCTAGAGCTATACAACGTACACAAGGTGAGGATAATCAAGTAAAGTTACTTGTAAATGCGATTAGGACGGGCGATAGTGCTTGTGGTACAACCATTCATGATAGAGGTGTGTATGATATCCTTGATGCACTATTGCGCTGGATTGCAACCCAGCCTGAGATACCGAATCCCAGGGCTCCAAACTTTAGTTATCAAGTGAATGTGTGGCATTGTTATAGTTATGATGATGGACACAGCCGATCAGGAGATAGCTTTGGAGATGTATTCGGGTTTGTGAAAAATAAATTTTTAGTACCTACTGACCTAGACTTGGTGACATGTGACGCTGAGAGGTTATGTGTTGATGTTAAGTCAGAAATACCAGCGACAGATAATGCCATTAAAAATTTACGGAATTATAAATACTGGTTAAATGGTACTAATCTTACACAACTTGAACTTAAGTTATTAGAGTTTTGTCTGCATGGCAACAAACGGCAGACGCCCTTCTTAATTGATCAAGATTTAGACTTTTGTATCTCTCCAGGGACTGTTGCAGTTGTTGGACAACCTATACGGGATGCGCGCCCTGCTACGTACGAGGATACAGATATACTTCACTTAATCCATAAATTAGTAACTGTGCACAGGTGGCACGAAGACGCATTGAATGCATCCTATTTATTGAGACCTTGGTATGCACAACCGGGCACTGATAGTGTGGAGGCTCACTGGTGGGTCAATATTACACGAGTCTTGCGTTTACCTACTCTAGGTTTGAAGCGGGCTTCAATACCATGTCTACTACTTGGTTCAGCTGTCTGTACAAGTATAGAAGCTATTAAACATTATAATAAAATGATTTCTGCTAATGATCTATGTGTAGTAGAATCCGTGATTTACAATACAGCTTGGTACTGGGGGGAGTTTATGATGATACATAATGCTAGGAATACACATGAGATGATTCGTAACTTTAGAATGAACTTGCGTGATGATTTATCAGATGTGATTAGAGCTAATGCCCTTGTGTCGAGTATATTAGGAGAAGATATTGATGTTTGCAGTCACGAAGGTTTTTATACATATATAGAAGGTTCATTGAAACAACATTTTAATAAATTCATTTCTTTTGGTCATATAGATATCTCACATTATCACGAATACGGGTATGAAAGGCACGATAGAATGCTTAAGTTAAGTCATCTGGTGACACCTGGTTGTGTTGCACTTATTACCGGTCGAGCTGGTACTTTACTTCAGGGTACGCCATACCACTCTCAGTTTACTATTAATCCTATGGTTAAGCGACGAAAGTATGGTAATTTACAACGTGCCCTCAATTTTTATGATCTCTGGTCTTATGGTGTAATAGCGCGGTGGAACGGACATGATATTCATTATGCACATCCTTTGAGTATGGGCGAGCACAGGTGCTACGCAGCAAATAATGTAAATGTTGCTGCTCCACCAGTATCACCCAGAACTCTCGATGAAGCTAGTAGCTATCTGTTGCTTAGTGTTCGTGAACGTGAACATTCTTGGGGTGAAAACTTTTACATGCGGTTAGAGTATGCACAGGCTTTCCATTGGACCTCTGAACGTGTAGAAGTGTTAGAGAAACCAGAATGGTACGCTCCCATCGCTAGTTATGATGACTTGACACTGCCAACTCCACAGGCGTATGATGAAGCCAGCGATATAGTCAAAGATACGTTGGCTAAGTTATCAGTCAAATTCGACCTCGTCTCGCCGGGTTTTCACGTGGAACGTATGACCGCTGGCGTGTCGTTGGTAAGGAATATACAAGCATCAACATCCGATCATCTGGAGGTGATACAGCCGCAGGAAGAGCTACCACCCCCCCCTCCCGACGAATAGATAAACTTGCTTTCATACCTTTACACTGGCAGGCTGGACCTACAGGTAATTTACTATTATGTGAGAGAGAGCTAGCCTCTTTTTCATTATTTGATGTTAAACCTAATGTACGCTGGCGCGGTAACATGTGGGTTAACGTCGGCACAACATCTGTGATGTGTTATTGCATATACTTTCATAGATTGAATCTAAGTGCTATGTATATACGTACTAGTACCAAATTTACTTCATCAAAGCCTGAATATCTAAGGTGTGTTTCTCGTATTCAATTTGGTCCAGAACTATACCCTTATAATTTATCATATGAGTACGATATTCTATATTCTTTGTGGCAGTGCCGCTACCAGTCCAACACACGTAATGCGAATTTAGACAAATTCATAATTTCAGTCTTGGAGGGTAGTTATAGTCTACCAGTGAGCAAGGTGTCTGCTAGACACTTGAGACATGTTACATGGCGGGAGCTGGCTTCCGTAGGACACTCATTAATATTAGAGAAAGCTTATTTCTTATTTCTACATTTATATAATTATAGACACGACCCATATATGACAGAAGCATATTTTGTTGGCTTGATTTTGTGGGTACTTAACTTGAAAGACGGGACCTATGATCTAGTCTCAAAATCATCTATCTGGACACGTAAGTTTGATACTTTACAGACATTCCTTAGCTACATAAAGAAAAACATCACTCTAAAACTCAAGGCATTACAAAATACTCTGAGTAGTGATCTATCTCAGGCTTTCGAGTTCGAAGTTTTAATCAACCGTGGGATAGGAGACATAGACTGGGAAGCTGAACGCTTGCATAGAACTAAACCAAATGTATGTAATTTAGATAGTAATACTGTTTATAAGTTAAGTTGTGAAATATTTGATAAAGCAAAACGTACTGGAATGAAGCCAACAAGCAGGTCTTGGGATCCATTCTGGGCTACACGCTGGAAGTGGGCACCTGCTGGCAGTTATTACAGTCAACATGCTGATGATGATAAGTACAGAGCTCATGAGTCAACGTTGAGAAATAAGATTTTTAGTTTATGTGCTATGCCTAATAGAAATTTTTCTCACTTTTATAATCGTAAACCCCAACTACGAGCCAAAGCTATGGTCAAATACGAGTGGGGCAAACAACGTGCTATATACAGTGTAGATAATACAAGTTTTATACTTAGTCAATTTGCTATGGGTGATTGTGAGACCGTACTGAGTAAGGTCTTTCCAATCGGGCCTAGCGCTAGTTCTGAGCAAGTCAGGGACGATGTTAAAGAATTATTGAGGAATGGTATACCGTATTGTTTTGATTTTGAAGACTTTAATTCACAACATTCTACTCTTAACATGCAGGTAGTGTTAAGTGCTTATAGAGATATATTTTCGACCAACCTCTCTGAAGATCAAAAGCTTGCTTTGAATTGGCAGATAGCAGCGCTGGATGATGTGCAAATCTTACAAAAAGATGGGAGTTCGTATACATCGTGCGGGACACTACTATCTGGGTGGCGTATGACCACCTTTGTGAACACTGTACTTAATAAGGTATATATACAATCCTGTTTACCCCAGACTGATGTAATAACTTTACATAATGGCGACGATGTATTAGCTGCTGTTACTAGCCTCCGCGAGGTTAATTTGTTAATGAAGAATGCAAAGGTATTTAATATACGTTTCCAGGCGAACAAGTGTTTTCTAGGTGCTATCGCTGAGTTTCTTCGTGTTGATCACAAGACTGGCGACGGGTCACAGTACTTGCCTAGAGCAATTTCTACATACGTACATGCTCCGACTGAATCGATTATTCCTAACGACCTCATTGCTGTGCTAAGGTCACAACAGACACGGATGATAGAAGTGTTGTCACGGGGAGGCAACTATGATGTAATGACCAGGATCTGTGCAGCACAGACACGTTTTATTTCTAAGATCTGGGGAGTGACGCCTAATGAAATAGACATCATAAGACAGACACATGTATCACTAGGTGGTATTAATGATGTCATCACTAGTAATAGCCTTAATTATCACATTGAACGTGTCGAAGTTTCTAGACCTTTTGACCCTGGAGGTAAGCTAGCTGAGGACATGAGGCGTCCTCTACCGGGTGTTGAAGCGTACGCTATGTATCTAGTCAAACGTTTTAACTTACAACCCTACATTGGCCAATTAACGCACAGCATTCGTAGGTCTATTTACGCAACGACCTTGATGACCCGTTTTACCGTGATCATCAAGAAAGTAGATAAGATTGCTGATAATACTATAGTGGTAGCAGCTAACCAATATAGGATGTACAAAGGAGTAGCTGACAATATGAAGACTTTACTAGCTAAAGCTTTTCGTATACCCCTGTTTGAGTTTACCAAGCAGATGTCATTCATCGTAGAGGCTCTGCGATGGACGAAAGAACCATTAAAAACCTTAATACTATGGACATAGTTATTAGGAGAAAGTGTGCGG